ATATAATTATATATAAATCTATCATGCTTTTCGACAACTTTAATTACCGTTTACCATCTTTAAAGTTGTAATTTATGAAAAGGCTCTACGAGTCCAACCTTTCAAAAATCTAGTGTCTTTTGGTCTTTTTATAGTTAAAGATTTATAAAAACAATAAAGTTCAGCTCTATAAAACATTAATAAATCTTTTCTTGCTTGTGGTTTAAGGTCATTAAAACATTTTATAGACGCAGAACCTATTACTCCATCATTACTTAATATATTACTTTTCTTAAGTAAATTATATGATTCTTGTAGTATTCTTGATGCTTTTATTCTTCCCATATTAACTACTGAACTAAATAATTTTTCTTTAAGAACAAAGTCATGTAATTCTGGTATTCTATTTTTCTTATATAAATTATAATAGAACTTTTTAACTTCTGTTTCCAATGCTGGTGATGTTTCTAAAAATGGTAAGAAGTTATATTCATTTTTATGAGCATCAATAATTACCCAAATAGGGTTATCTGGATAATTCTTTTTGGTTATGCCTTTGTATGTTTCTCCACCGGAGTCTTTAGGATCGTTTGTATAACCACCTTCATCTTTGATGAGTTTGTTGTATATTTCATCAAAATCATATTGTTCTATAGGAGTTTGCCCTATTTTCACTGCTTCTATTAACATTTTTAAGCCTTTTTATGTTATAATAACTTTATATAAATATTTATAAATACTAAAAAAGAATAGGACAAATAACATGACAAAATTAACAGCAATGCAAGGTATTTTAGACGGAACATATACATCAGTACAAAGTGCTTCGATGGCTCCTAGAGAATATATATTCATAAAAAATAATACTTTATATCTTCATGATGTGGCGGGTAGTAATATAGTATATTCAGATATGACTTCTTTAGATGATGTATCGTGGACAGAGTATCTTAATAATTGGTACGAACAAATTCCTGTTACTGGTATTCTGGTATTTGATAGTAGTTCTTTTGTTAAACGTGCTATGTCTTATTCTTCACCTAATGTTACTTTTGATGATGGTAGTACAGATACTGCTACTTCATGTAGTGTATTAACTCAAGAAGAATTTGAAACGCTTTACAGAGCAAATAGAATTTGGGTATAACTCCCATGAAATCTTATAAAGAATTTATATTAGAATCTAAATATAAGATAAACCATCGAAGTTATACATCAGCTGTTCAAGAAATTGAACCTTATGTTAGATCATTAGGTTACTATTTAGACTCAGAAGTTCTTGCTGACGAGATTGGATTAGGGCCATCTAAACCAAAAAATGGCCAAACTAATAAATTTCATTTTGAATTATTTAGAGATATTATTGGTAAAGAACAACCTCAAAAACAAAAAAAGATGCTACATGTACAGATATATGGTGATGAAGACAGATTTGAATTGAACATGTATGTGAATTAATTAGAATTAAAGGAAACACTTGCTAACAAACGACCTAAAAATATTTGAATTAGAATTAAAAATTATAGATTTACAAAAAGAAGTTATAAAATATAAGTATGATTATCTTACAGGAATGAAACTCAGAATGGACTTTGAGGATGAACTATTTGATTTATTCTCAGAAAATAAAGATTTTTACCTTATTATGATTGATATTAATGGGCTTCATAATATTAATAGAGATAGGGGTTACCATGAAGGTGATTTAGTTATTAAAAAAGTATCAAGAATTATTAAAAAGTATTTTCCATTACTTTCTTATAGAATTGGTGGCGATGAGTTTATTATACTTGAGGAAATGTTAAATTTTAGGCATAGAGAATTTGTTAAAGAGATTAAGAAATACTGTTCTGTATCGGTAATTAAAAAAACTATAAAATGTAAGTCAAGTGACACATTGATTAAACGTGCAGATAAATTAATGATTAAATACAAGAATAATTTATATAATAAAACTAACAAAGATAGAAGAAATAATGGGTGAAAATGAATTAAACACAGTTGTTCCTACTAGGGAACAAGAATTTAATAAACTTATTGACGATATTATAAACTTACCTATTGTTACAGATGAAGCAGAAGCATATGATGAAATGATACTTATGTTATATCGTGATTTTCCTGATATGGAAATTAATAATAAGATGATGGAGTTACTTAATTTATTTTTATCTTATAATTATTCCTCAAATACTACTAAATTTATAGACGAAATAACAGATTTTCTACAACTCACTAAAACTAATGGTTATTATACTGATTTTTATAATAAACGTGTATCATACGATAATATCAGAACCCTAAAATCGTCACATACTGAACTTAAATTAGACTTAGGTCATGTATGTGAAATATACAAATGTAATAAATCATATAAGTATTTTAGAAGTAATTATTGTAAAATTATTACGAAATCTGGTATAGGTCGTCCTGAACCTCGTAATTATCAAGTACTAGCAGAAGATATGATGCTTACTGGAGATGATGGATTATTATTCTTTCCGAGACAATGTATAAATGAAAATACTTTAGTTGATATACAAAATAATAATCAAAAAAGCACATGTAGTATTAAAGACTTATTTGATGATTGTAAAAAGGAATATAATGAAATTATCTAGTACAACACATAGAAAATTTATAGAAACATACCCAGGAAATAATCGTAAAATATTAACACCTAACGGATATAAAAGAATTATAGAAGTTCATAAAACCATACCATACAGAAAGTTTAAAATTATATTAGATAATAATATGGAATTAGAAGCAGCGTATAATCATGTAATTATAGATGAATATAACAACGAAGTTTATGTAAAAGATTCGTTATATAAAAATATAAAAACACAAAGTGGTATATCTAAAGTAATAAAAGTTATTGATTTGAATATAGAAGAAAATATGTATGATATTTCTATAGAATCTAATGACGAGTTATATTATAGTAATGGTATATTAAGTCATAATAGTGGTAAAACCGTAACCATCTCAACTTTTCTTCTATGGAATGCTATGTATAGAGATAATATCAATATAGGTATTTTTGCTAATGTACAAAAACTAGCTAAAGAAGTCCTGGATAAGATTAAAAAAATATATATTCAAATGCCTATATGGTTACAAATAGGATTAGAATCTTGGAATAAAGAAACACTTGAATTTGAGAATGGTACTAGAATAATGACTGCCGCAGCAAATGGTGACGCATTCCGTGGTTTTGCTATTGACTTACTCTACGGCGATGAGTGTATTGAAGAACAGGAAACTATAACTATAAAATCAAAAATAACAGGTAAAGTAGAAACTATAAAAATAGGTGATTTGTATAAAAGGATAAAAAATGAAAAATAATAGATTTGTCGTTTATAAAGTAACAAATAAAATAAATGGTAAGATATATATAGGAGTTCATAAAACAAAAAATATAAATGATAATTATTTAGGTTCTGGTGTTGCTATCACGCGTGCAGTGAATAAATATGGATACGATAATTTTAAAAAAGTAATTATAATAGAAACCAAAAGTGAGGATATAGCTTATTGGTTTGAAAAAATGATAGTTGATGAGAATTTTGTAAATGATACTTCAACATATAATATGACTTTAGGTGGTATAGGTGGTTTCAGTCATATAGATACATCAGGTTCTGATAATGGAATGTATGGTAAAGGATATAAACTCAGTGGTATTAAAAATGGAAGACATAAAGATAATTTTAAAGGTGATTTAAAAGAAATAGGACAGAAAATAAGCAAAGCTATAAAAGGTAATCATACATATTTAAACACAAAAACAAATAAATTGGAAAGAATTAACATAAAGGACAGAAAAACATATCATAAGGATCTTAATGATGGTATGGTGTCTTGTAAAGATTCTAATGGTAATAGTGTTTATATAACTACTGAAGAGTATAATAAAAATAAAAATAATTATGGTTTTCATACAAAAGGTAAAGCTACATATTATGATTTGGAATTAAAAAAACTTGTATCTATAAAAACAAAGGATAAAATAGATAATAAACATATACATCAAAGTAAAAAGATTATAATAAAAAGAAACTATAAAAATATTATAATTTCTGCTAAAGATATGCTAGAAGAGGATATATTTGTATCCTCTAATCATTTAGATAAGAGTTTATTATGATTTTAAATTCAGAATATGAGGTACTTACTAAAAATGGCTTTAAAGATTTTGTAGGTATTAAAAAAACAGCACATAGTAACAATATAAAAATTTATACAGAAGATAGTAATATAATAGTTACTACAAAACATAGATTTTATTGTGGTAAGAATAAATTAGGTAAAATATTTAGAACTGCTGAGAAAATTAAAGTAGGTAATAAAGTAGATAATAAAATAGTAACAAAAATAGAAAATAATGTAGAATGTTCTAATAATTTTTATGACTTAATGGAAGTACAAGATGGGCATGAATATATAACATCAGGTATAACATCTCATAATTGCGCGTTCATAAGAAATAACCTATGGGAAGAACTAAAAGATTCTGTTTTCCCTACACAAGATTCATTAGCAGTACACCAAACACTTTTAAGTAGCACATCTCGGGGTTATAATCAGTGGTACTATCTAGTAAAACATGCACGATTGAATAAAAATGGATATAAAATAACAGAGTGTGACTGGAAAGAAGTCCCAAGATGGAATAGAAATGGAACTAGAAAAGATCCAGAACTTTTCAAAAAAGAAACAGTAGATTCTAAAGGATATTTATATTTTTCACAAAACTTTGAAAACAACTTTTTAGGCTCAGCTGACACTATGATAAGCACTCAAGCTCTGCAAAATATTGAACCTATTGAACCTATATATAATAAATATATTAATGGATTAAGAGTCTTTGAAGTGCCTAAAAAGAATCATAACTATATAGTTTCTGTTGATCCTACTAAAGACGGTATTGATGCATTTTCTTTACATGTTACTGATGTTACTTCACTACCTTTTATTCAAGTTGCCGCAGCTGATTTACAGGTAGATTATTTAAGTATGACACAAGAACTAGATTCTTTAGGACAAACATATAACAATGCATTTATGATTATAGAAAATAATGAAGGAGCTGGACAAAGTGTAAACGATTCTTTATGGAGTACTTACGAGTATGATAAAAAAGAGATAGTTAATTTTCTTAGATATCCTAAAAAATATAAAAAATATAAAGGGTTTAGAACTACAACAAAGTCTAGACAACATATATTAAATCTCCTTAAAATATTCTTGGAGAATGATAAATTAATTATTAATGATGAAAATACGTTATACGAATTACAGAATTTTATAAAACAGGATAATGGTAAGTTTAGTGCCGACGAGGGTTTTAAAGATGATTTAGTAATGTCTTTAGCTATTATGTTCGCTCCATTGATGAATATAAGAGGGTTTGAAAACCAGAAGAAGTTCCTAGAGGAAATGTTTGGAGTAATGGAAGAAGATATTGAACAAAAAACAGGATTTGATGAGTTATTTTCGTTTGGTAGTTTTGAAGATGGTACAGAATTAGACGATATCGATGATTACCACCAAACATTAATAGATAAAAAATATCAGTTAGATTCTTCAGGAGAGATACCCTTAGTTGATTTTATATAAAAGTTAGTTTATAAATACTAATAAAATGAGGTCATATGCTGAATCTAAATTACTCACATCAACCTGAATATGATCTATATAACACTATCACTGATGAACTTATTAATGGATATGGTATATTATCTAAGTATATCGTCACTGAAAAGATTGATTTATATTTAACCACGTTCGGCGAATGGCAGTCCCTTAAAGCTGATAATGATGATGTATATGAAGTTTTTATGTTACCAGACACACAAGAAAACTGGCAAGGGCAAAATATAGTCTTTGACCAATTTGGTTTAGGAAACTTTAGTACAATGGAATTTTTTATTTCAGAACGTGGCCTACATACAATATTTCCTAAATGGGAAGAATCTTTAAACATTAATGATATGATTTCAGATCTAATATTAATGCCTTCTGGTAAAGTATTAGAAGTTACTCATGTTGAACCTTTGGTTGAAGGTGTAAACAATCTTTTTTCTTATGATGATGATAAAAATACAGTAAAAATAACATGAAGAAATTATCAATTTAATAAAAGTGATGAACTACAAATTGATGCTTTATTACCTATTGAACCACAATTAACTCCAGCAGAGAAAAGCACACAAGAAAACTTAGATGATTACTTTACTAAACTAATAGATTCTGATAAAATACCAGATGAAAATTATGAAGATAAAC